AATTCATCGAATTTGAACAGCAAAAGTTCGCTGACGTCGCGGCACGGGCTGCTTATCGCATGGCCGACGCCATGCTCCGCGCGCGAGGTGAAGCATGAACGAGATCAAGCACACGCCGGGGCCGTGGCATTGGGACGACACGGTATGGGATTACGACCCAGAACAACAATCACCGTGGTTAGTGGACGAAAACGATGATTGGGTTCTGTGTGGCGAAATAAAGTGCAACGAAGCTAACGCTCGCCTGATCGCTGCCGCGCCGGAACTGCTTGAATCACTCATGGCCGTTATTGGAAAGCTTGAAAAGCATTTCGGGTCAATAGATCCGGTTGCAGGTACACCGATGGCCAAGGCGTATGAGGCCATTGCTAAAGCGACGGGATCCTGACATGAAACGCATCCTCACCCACGACCTCACAAAGGTCTTCGCCGGCTGGATTGTGCTGTTCGCGATCGGGTCGATGATTTCGCCCGATCCGCCATATGTTGATCAGGCGATACACGGGGAAGGAACATGAACACTCTATCCGAAACAATGGGCCGCGTTGAGTATCGGGACGCGCGTATGCAGGCACAAGCTGAGCGCGATTCGCAGCATTTTGACGCCGGTCACGACCTTGGCATGGCCGAGGCCGAGCATGAGATTGCGGGCTTAGCGAAGCGGTTTGTGTTCGACGAGAGCGAGCCAATGGATGCCCGCTGCCGTCGCTTCGTGACTGAGTTTATCGGTAGCTGCGATTGCTGCTATGGCGAGCTGGCGAAAGCTATGGCGCAGGCGACGGGAATGTTTGAGGCCGGAGAAGACGATGACGAAAATGGTTGAGCGCAAATGTTCGAGGTGCGGCACGACATTCCAAGCACGACAAGCGGATGTTAATCGAGGATGGGCAAGATTCTGCTCGAAATCTTGCAAAGCGAAAAAGCAAACAGCTACTCAGGCTGCCCAGCTTCCGAAATGGCTTCGTGACGATATGCAATTCGATGATGACCTATACGGCGCGACGGGCGGTTGGGATGAAGGCGGTTGGCTTGAAGATGATTCATACATCGGACGCATAGGAGATTGAAATGGACTGGACCCAGCCGCTCGTTGTGAACGACGGGACGCTCTATGCGGGAGAGAACGGCGGTCGGTGGCTTACCGATTTCAGCAGCTATGAAGCCGCCATCGAGATCATCGGCATCTACCGTCGCAATGAAACGGTGTATAGCGCACGAGATACGTCGTGCTGCACGGACATCGATCTCGAGCTTGCTGCGGCGGTTAATTACGACGAGAGATAGCCATGCGTCCCACCAAAGCCCTACACCGCGCGGCGGCTGCGAGTCTGGACGGTCACTTGCGGTTTCTAGTCACCGTTCGCGGCATCGCTCGTGTGATGACGCTTCCCGAACTCGCCTGCTGCAACGAAGCGCACGTGCAGTGCGCTTTGTTCTGCGGGCATGTTGTGAATCCGAGGTAAATCATGATCGAAATCTGGCGTCTGCGAATCGCCCACGCTGCGGCTCGCGATAGAGACGACAAGGAAGCAGAAGAACGGATCGCATGGGCTATCAGCTTTGCGATTGCTGGCGACAAGGAACGGGCCGAACCGGTCTACAACCAGTATGTGAAGGAGGCAATATGAAGGGATTCACAACGGCAGCATTGACTTTGACCGCGATTGCCCTGTGTTTTTGGGGTGTCGTGATCTACGCAGCAATCCACTTCCTCTCAAAATTCTGGTGACGCCATGAAAGAGGAAGGCCGCGAGAAGATTTTCGCTCGTCTCGACGCTGCACGCGAAGTCATGACTGATTTCAAGGACTGGATTCGCGGCGAGCAACGCAAGCGCGACGATGCGGCGTTCAAGGCGTTTATGGACAAAATTACTACGGTTAAGTGAGGGGAATATGCAAGAAAACGTCGAATTACGCATTAAAAGCATCGCGTCGAAGTACGTGAATCGGGACGGGCATGAAATCAAAAGCACCGATGCGTTCGTAGTCGATCTGTATTTCGATTCTCTCGATGCAGTGGAAATGATCATGGATGTTGAAGACGAATTCGGCATCGAAATCAGCGATGAGGATGCCGAGAAGATCGGCACGGTGCAGCAGGCAATCGATTATGTGACGGCAAAGGTTTGATTTCCCGAAGCTAGCCCGGCTGAAGAGGGCCATCCTTGGTGGGATGCCAAGGGCTTTGTAGGGATGGGGCTTGAGCGCGAAAACTGGAACGGCTGGCTAATACAAGGTTCGCCCTTGACACGGCAGGTTTATGAGTAGCGCAACAGCAGCCCCATCCCCATAAAGCTTTGAGGACTACTACCGGAGAACGCCATGAACGGATTCTGGCTCCGCTTCTATGTGGCTGTTGCTGCAAACCTGATCGTCGGATCGTTCTGCGCGTACCAGGCTATCCGATACGTTGAGTTGTATGCGCTGGGGAAGTGATGGACGCGAAACAGCGAGAAGCATGGAACAGCCGCCAAACGACGACGCGCGTGCTGGATCGATGCGATGAATGCGGAAATCTGAAGGATGACGTGAAGGAGCGCGAACACTTCACTGGCTACTTCTTCAGCAAGCGATGGGAATTGAAGAAAACGTGCTGCGGTGCATGCTTCGAGATCGCGAAGCAACAGCAAGTAGATGAATATGCGGGACTTGGATGCTAGGAGAGCGAGATGATTGCAAAGAACACCGACATCAAGAATTTCGACACTGGCCTGAGCGATATAGATCGCCGAGAAGCCATCTACGAATGCCAGCGCCTCAAACAGATCGAAGCGCTCGGGACGCGGTATCTCACGCACCGAGATAACGCGCCGAAGCGTGGGATATACAACCCGCTGACGGGAGCGCCAGCATGAACAAGCTCGACCGCTGGGCCACTCGCCATCGCATTCTTGCGTCAGCCATCGCCACCGCCATCGTGTTCGGCTGCTTGTATGCCGCCAACCAGATCGACCGGGCTAACACTGCCGAGATTCGTATGCAGATGGCCTATACGAGAGGTGCAACATGAACATTGAAGCCATGAATCGGCGCGAACTTCTGGCGCAAATCAACCAAGCATCAAACGCCCGTCGCCGCTACGAACTGGCAGATGGCAACCGCTGGCGCGATGAGACGCATGCTAGGGAGGCGGTCGGGGCGGAACTTTGCGCGCTCGAAGCCGAGTGGCGGAAACGGAATTTAGGATAGGGAGAGAAAATTGAGCACTGCGTTGACAACGCGCCAAGAATTCGGCGCGCAAGAACAGACAACCGCGCTCGTCGAGACTGCGGCAACCGCTATCGCCGCCAAGTCGAAGGCGATGGTTGAAGCCCGCTACATCATGGCGATGCGTCAACCGCGCAACTGGGATCAGGTGCGACAGGATCTAATGGCCGAATGCAAGCGTCCGAACTTCGCGCATAACAAGAGCGCCTACTACCGGAAGCCGATCGGCAAGGGTGTCGAAGGTCTCGGGATTCGCTTCGTCGAAGTCGCATTGCGTTGCATGAAAAATGTGCTAGTCGAGACGACTATGACGTTTGAGGACGAAACCAAGGAAATCCATTGTGTCAGCGTGACGGATCTTGAATCGAACCTTACCTACCCGCTGGATGTGCGCGTGTCGAAGACGGTCGAGCGCGCCAAGCCAATGGACGATGGCTCGTATATCTCGGTGCGCAAGAACAGTTACGGCAAGCTTACATATACCGTCCCGGCCAATGATGATGACCTGCTGAACAAGCGAGCCGCGTTGATCTCGAAAGCGATCAGAACACTTGGCTTGCGCGTGATTCCCGGCGATCTACAGGACGAGGCCGAGGAAATCATCAAAATGGTTCGCCTCGACGAGAACGCCAAAGACCCAGATCGCGCGCGCAAGAAGATGGTCGATGCATTCGGATCGCTTGGCGTTAAGGCTGCTGATCTCGTCGAATACTTGGGTCATCCGCTCGATACCTGTTCGCCGCAAGAAATGACCGACATGTTCGCGCTCTATGGTGCCATCAAAGACGGTGAGGCCACTTGGAAGCAGGTCGTGGATAACAAGGCTGAGCAGGGCAGTGACGAACCGCCCGCAGATGGCGTGAAACCGGCTATCAAGGCGATTCCTATCTGCACGCCGGAAGAGTTCGAGAAGAAAACGCCTGAATGGCGGAAGCTGATCATCGAGCGGAAGAAAACGGTCGACGACCTGATCGCGATGATCGAAACCAAAACAAAGCTTTCTGAAGATCAGAAGCTGACGATTGACGCATGGAGTCATGACGATGAATGAACGAGTGATTCATTCCTTGGAGCAGGGTAGCGCGGAATGGCTTGCACATCGCGCGAACTTCTGGAATGCAAGCGATGCCCCGGCCATGATGGGTGTATCACCGTATAAGACACGCTCCGAGTTGCTGCATGAGAAGGCAACTGGCATTACGAAGGAGGTAGACAGTTACACGCAAAGCCTGTTCGACGACGGTCATCGCTTCGAATCGTTGGCGCGCCCGCTGGCCGAGGAAATCATCGGTGCCGATTTGTACCCCGTTTCAGTGACGCTCGGAAAACTGGCCGCATCGCTGGATGGCCTTACGCTTGGCGAGGACGTGAACTGGGAGCACAAGTCGCTGAACGATGCGATCCGTGCTGCGCAGACGGCTGCTGAATTACCGATCTATCTACGCGTGCAGATGGAGCATCAGTTCAAAGTATCCGGTTCGGCGAAGTGCCTGTTTCAGGCATCGTTGTGGGATGCCGAAGGAAATCTGATCGAGGAAAAGCATCTTTGGTACGAGCCGGATCTTGACCTGCAACAGCAGGTTGTTGATGGCTGGATTCAGTTCGAAAAAGACGTTGCCGGATACGTCCCCGCCGAGATTTACGAGAAGCCAAAGGCCGAATCCATCATGGCCCTGCCGGCGCTTGCCGTTCAGATCCGCGGCGAAGTCATCACGAGCAACCTGCCAGCATTTCAGGCTGCTGCCGAGAAGTTCATTGCCAGCATCAAGATGGATCTCGAAACCGATGAGGACTTCGTGAATGGCGATGCGACCGTCAAGTTCTGTGATGCGAAGGAGAAAGAAATCGCCATTGCGATGGATGCGGCGATTGCTCAGATGGCCAGCGTCGACGAGCTGATGCGCACCGGCAACCTTGTCAAGGATCAACTCCGCACCAAGCGCCTCGCGCTCACCAAGCAGATCGACGTGCGGAAGGCGCAGATCAAGGAAAACGCCGTTGCCGAGCGCCGCCAGAAGTACGCCGAGCACGTCGCCGCGATCAATGCCGAATTGAAGACGGCGCAGATCAACATCCCGGTACCTGACTTCGTTGGCGCGATCAAGGGGCTGAAGACCATCGCGAGCCTGTATGACAAGCTGGACACAGCACTATCCAATGGCAAGATCGCCGCCGATGCAGCCGCGAAAGATCTGCGTGCGAAGCTTGACTGGTACAAGTCGCATGAGGAACATGCCTTTCTGTTCCGCGATTTGCAAGCGCTTATTCAGAAGCCAACCGAAGACTTCGAACTGGCCGTGACGGCGCGGATTGCGGAGCACAAGCGGGTAGAGGATGAGAAGGCCAAGGCGAAGCCGGTTGAAGCTCCCGCAGCCGAGGCGGCATCTCAGACGCAACCCGTGCCGTGGGTCGCCCCCGCATCAGGTGGGCGGGTCGCGCGTACGATGCCAGCTAGCGCGCCCACGCTCCGCCTCGGACAGATCAACGAGCGCCTGGCGCCGATCGCCCTGACTGCCGAGGGGCTGGCAACGCTCGGCTTCAAGCACGCTGCGACGGACAAGAACGCGAAGCTGTATCACGAATCGGATTTCGATCTGATTTGCGATGCGCTGACGAGACACATTGGAGCGGTCCTGCGCAAACAAGCTGCTTAACCAACCTCCACGCATCACCCATCCAATAAGGAATTGGCCGACATAAGGGCGGCGTTTCTCCGCAGGGTGGAGTGGTGCGCCTATTTCCCCGTGGTGATTAGGGCCCGCTTGCATAGGGGCCTACTTTTCCACTGAGACTGTACTACTGATTGAGGATGACGTGCCTGCGTACTACAACGAGCACGACCCATACGCCGCGCAGTGGCTGCGCAACCTGATCGCCGCCGGGCATATCGCTCTTGGCGACGTCGACGAACGGAGCATTGAGGATGTCCGACCTGATGACCTGCGAGGTTACGACCAGTGCCATTTCTTCGCCGGAATCGGCGTCTGGTCGTACGCGCTTCGACGCGCTGGCTGGCCTGACGATCGACCTGTTTGGACCGGTTCCTGTCCGTGCCAACCTTTCTCCGCGGCAGGCAAAGGAGCTGGGTTTGATGACGAGCGGCACCTGTGGCCTGCGTGGTACT